AATGCAATGATTAGTAATATCGGAAGCTATACCTGCAGCTTTAGACTGTGTTGGGTCCATTGGGTTAAATTTAGCTATTTTCCCGTTGCTTAACATCAATTCTGATATAACTGCTAAATATGAATCTACAATTTCTACAGTATCTGATGATACAACTTTAGAAACTCCCATCGGCGCTAACCTACCCTTTGGCTGTTGGGTATAATAGTTAATAGCCTCTTCTCTTGCTTCTGATATTTCAGAACCATCAGAGAATGAACCTACTGACTGATGAATAGCGTCGTTAATCAGGCCTGTTAGCTCTTCATCTGTTATTTTATTAATATTTTTCGACATAGTGTCTCCTAAATCCAATTGTTATTAGTTTCTGGTATATACATATTACCAAATCCTACTCTATCATTTGTTAACTTATCAATGTGTGTTCGGTAAACTTCGCAAGCAATAGCTAAAGCCATTACTGAATCATCGAAGCATCCAGGACCTGCGCCGGTTGAACCTCTATCATCAGATAAGTAATCTTTTAGTTCTTGGGTAATTATTGAAGATTTAATATCCAATTCTTCTTCAAATAACCAATTCTTTAAGTTGCCTATGATAGCGGGTTTAGATGCACTAGTTGTTCTAAAGCCTAGTCTCACTCCCTCTTCATTTGAAATGTTAGCAATCTTTGTTTGAAAGTACATGTTAACGTAACTCATATCTTTCAGCTTTTGAAGAGTAGCTACGCCCATTGAATTAGATTCAACAGCTAAAAGTGCGTTATTAAAATAACGTCCTAAATAAAATAACTCTTTGCCAAAAGCGGCAGGGTCTATTCTGTTATTACGGTATAAACCGACTACTTCTCTTTTTGAGTTCATAACTATAGCAGCGCTATAATCTTGTCCTACACCAAGAGCAACATCAGCTCCAATAATATACTTTTCTCTAAAGCTAGGGGCTTCCCATATTTCAAGGTGCCCTTCTCTTTGCTCATCCCAAGACATCATTTGGGGATTAAAACTTCTTATACTTGTGGCGGATTCAATTTTTAATTTTTGAATCTTTTCAATATCAAATACATTAGCACCTGATACTTGAAACGCTTCTTCAGAAGTTGCAGGGTACTCCTGGGCAAATTTTGTTGAACCAGATTCGCCAATCTTCATTCGTCTCCAATAAAGTTGGTCATTAACTAAATTATACAACTCAGATAATGCTTCTTCTTCTTTGGTTCTAACAAAACTTTCCGGGGCTTTCATAGTATATTCTAATGTCATATGCCAGGGCAAAAATACCGGGACATAGTCATTTAAGCCTTGTTCTGCTTTTTTCCACATTTCGTAGAAAGAGCCAGAGGCGCCATTAGCTGTAGATTCTAAAATAATTTCTGTGCCATCAGCACTAGAAACACCTTGAAACAATCCAGCTAAAATTTTACCTTGGTTTTGCCAAAAAGCTACCTCAGAACAATGCAATATTGTGGGTGTAGTACCTCGCCCAGCTTCTGGGGAACCCGCGGTATACAATCTGAATCCTGAGTCATTATGAGCAAATTTAATTTCTTTTGCGTTAGACTTAACTAATTCAGGAGCTGTACCATCTGGCATTCTTTCAATAAATTGCTTACTCATTGTAAATAAAGCATCAGATGTTGCGCTGTCGTGCGCTAGCACCACTGATCTAGTAAAAGGAGTGTATAAAGTTTTCCAAAATACTCTTCCAGCTGTATATGTAGATATACCTTGCTGACGAGCTTTAAGAATTAGTACTCTTACTCTACCTTTATTTTTTAATTGTTTTTCAACAGCGTCGTGTATTTTTTGTTGTGCTTGATTAAACTTAAAAGGTATATAACCTTGCGCTGCGTCTTTAGTAATAATTTTTAATCGTTCACTTGAAAATTTTTTAAAATCAGCTATATATTCTAAATCTTTCTTTTTGCTAGCAATAGCTTTGCGTATTTCTATTTCTTTTGCTAGCTTTAATTTATATTCTCTACTGCTTTTATCCATAATTACCCTCCAGCTCATATGATAATAGTCTTAAATTAGGTGGTTGGTTACTTAGGCTGATGCCAACCGTCACCGTTCGGAGGAACCCAAGTTTTTAAGTATTACTTAGATAACTCACTCGTTATATCTTTGTCTAATAACTTCCAGATAATACCAGCAGCAATGATACCTGCTAATCCAGCGTTACCTAGTGTCCATACTATAGTCAGTATAGAATTTACTACATCTCCCGTTAAGAATGCTACCTTCGATCCGAAGATAATCTGTAATATAATTGATAAACTAATTAACTTGATGCCTACGTCTATTGCACCGTCTGCTCCATTTTTTATTTTTTGTAACATAAATATTGACTCCTTATAATTAAAAAAATCCTCCGGTCTAGTTTCTACTTAAAGAATTCTACCGTAACGTGTGCTAATCCCGTAGCGTTTAATTTAATTGTGGGAATTGATCTAATGTGCTTAACACTTGGGTTAAGAACAGAAACAGATGCTGCAGTTGCTGCGGTATTACCCGGTACAGCTACTGTGGACCCATTAAATGTAGCATAAAAATTTGCATCTGAAGTAAACTTAGCAAATTGTGCCCCCGCGGGAACAGCAATAGATTGCTCAGCAGGTGAGGATGGAATTACTACACTCCACGCTGAATCAGTTGCGGGTGTTACTTCTGGATATGCGTTTGAGGCTATATCAGTTAAAAGTAAATTAGTCATTTTTTGTCTCCAAAATATTTATTGTAAAGAGGTGTTAATTGTTTTCTAAATGCAAAAGTAGCCACTGCCACAAATACAATAAAACCTATTGCGTTTTCCATGTTGTTATCCTAAATGTTTAAAAAATCGTTTAAAGTATTCTGGATCATCATCTCTTGATTTATCCGAACCTTCTCCCCATCTCCAATACTTAATCATATTCTCGAGAGGTTTGTCTGTTGTTTTAGCCTTAGCCCACAAATCATCCATAATTGCTTTAGATAATTTTGAGTATCCTTCTTGATCAGCTTCAGTAGTCATGCCACCTCCGCCTCCATAATCATAGTCCGGATTAAAGTGAGGTATCTTGTCTTTGTTGTTACCATGTTCTGCAAACTTTCTAGCGTTTGCTAAATATCTATTAGCAAAATCTTTGTCCCCAATTATATCTGGTTTATTTAATAAATAGTTTTTTACTAAATTTCCAGTTAATTGCACGGGACCAAATGCAGTTGAGCCACCTTCAGCTTCTCTAAATGTAGTTCTTATCCATGGATTATCAAAGGCTTCTGTTTCAGCCCCACTAAAAGCTTTGTATAAATTTTCTATTCCCATACTTTCTTCGGGTGGTTGAGACAATACACCGGGGTTTGCCCCTGCTCTTGATAATATTGCCATAAAAACTCCTAATAATAGTATGCTAAATTTTTTCAATTTCGTGTATTGCTTCCGTTGTTATAACGGGTTACTAATCCAGCTGGTCTATTTACTACCAACTTTAATATTTTTTCGCTATATACATGAAGTACCCCGCGGTCATCTTCAACAACCAATCTTACTGCGCCACTTAGTTTTTCAAATACTGAAACAACATGGCCTACAAATGTATAGTCACCGCCCACTTTTTCTACTAGGTCACCTATTTTATATACATTGATTTGCATTACTCTTCTCCGGGTTTATCAAAGTTACTACCTTCTACCTGGGCATTGACCGAGGGAGGGTCCAAGTCTTCTGGATCTATATCGGTAACATCAGCTAACTCAGCTTCTAGTTCCGCAATAGTCATTTCAGATACTTGAGTAACTTTAGAGTTTACTTCTTGTCTAGTCTTCTTACCTTCTGAATATTCTCTTTCTTCCGCAACAGCTTTGTATGCTCTATCATACTTAGTCATATCTGTTGGGTCATTAGCGTATATAGCAAAGGCCGTATTTTTTAATGCTTCAAACATTTCTGTATTATCTAAAGAGTCTACTAGTTCAGCTAGCTCTGGATCTTCTTGCATCCATTTCATAACTTGTAAATCTCTTTTTAATTTACCTTTAGCCCCTAGGGCACCATGGGGTCTTCCTTTAGGATTACCACTTTGCCCAGACTTCCAGGATTTTAAATTTTCTGCGCCTCTATGGGGTTTCCCATTGCGCCTATCTATTGGTACTTTACTCTTAGTATCTGACATAATTACCTCCGGTATATGTAATAGGTGTTTGCTGAATGAATACTTAAAGGCCTATCCCCACGGGGTAGCCATATGGGCCACAGGGGTTATTGCTATCCACTCTAAAGATACTAGGTATCCTAAAAGGGTAAGGGGTTACCATAATTATCCTTAGT